CCCAGACGGTACTCTGGATCCCATCTCGAAACTGCGCCACCTCGCCATAGCGCAAGCGCAGTGGAGCCACGTGTTCGCGGAGTCGGACGAGGACTGAGCCATGGCCATCGCTGTCCTCGACAAGCACACTCTATTCGACCGCGTGGGGCACAATCCCCATGCAGGGCAGCGTCGTATCTACAAGTCCAAGGCGCGCAACAGAGTCTGCGCCTGTGGACGGCGGTTCGGCAAGAGCGTCGTGGGCGGCATGGAGCTAGTCTGCGAGTGCTACGCGACGTACCCGCTCCGAAACGCACTGGAGGAGTCGGGCAAGCGGCGCGAGTTCTGGATCGTGGGACCGGAGTACACCGACTCTGAGAAGGAGTTTCGTGTGCTCTGGGATACGCTGAAGGCCAGGGGTGTCCCGTTCGATCGGCCCGGCTCATACTACAGCGCACACGATGCAGACATGCAGCTCAGCTGCTTCAACGGCAAGTTCATGGTGCTGGGTAAGTCGGCCAAGCACGAGGAACGACTGGTGGGCGAGGGCCTCAACGGCGTCGTGATGGCTGAGGCCGCCAAGCAACGCGAGCGAACCTGGACGAAGTTCATACGTCCTATGCTGGCGGACTACAAGGGCTGGGCTCTGTTCAGCTCGACACCTGAGGGCAAGAACTGGTTCTACAAGCTGTGGATGCGGGGACAGTCCGCAGTAGACGATGAGTGGGATAGCTGGCGGATGCCCAGCTGGCGCAACCCGCACGTCTACCCGCTGCCGACCTCACCCGCAGCCATCAAGCGCGCTCGCGACCTGATGCAATCCGGCCAGACGATGCAGGCAATCATGGAGTTGGGAGGTGTGGACCCTGAGATCGTCTCGCTGATGGCCGACTTGTCGCACGAGACCTTCAACCAAGAGATCGCGGCGCAGTTCACAGAGTTCGTCGGCCGAGTCTTCAAGGAGTGGGACGACGAGATCCACGTCAAGGATCTGACATACAACCGGGAGTGGCGCACATACGCTGCAGTGGACTACGGGTTCACCAACCCGTTCGTCTGGTTGCTGATCCAGGTGGATCCCTGGGACAACATCTACATCATCGATGAGTTCTATCAGGCCGGCCTGACGATCGATGAGGCCGCGCGAGAGGTGGAGTCGCAAGGGCTGGCCCCTCGATCGTTGACCACGTTCTACCCCGATCCCTCTTCCCCAGGCGATACAAGGGTTCTGGAGAATCACTTCAGGGTTCGCAGCAGCGGAGGCACCGGCGGAGAGCTCAACATCCGGCTCCGCTACATACGCGCCGCGCTCCGGAGACGGCCCGACTTCCGTGGCGTCGAGGCGGGCGAGGGCGAGCCGCTGCCGAGGCTGCTCGTCAACCGGAAGTGCGTGAATACCATACGGGAGATGAATGACTACAGGTACCCCAAGACCGCTCAGGAGGCCGCAGCGCGTGGCCGTGAGCTCTCTGAGAAGCCCATGAAGAAAGACGACCACTGTCCAGAGGCGCTGGGACGCTTCTTTGTTGGCTTCTTTGGCCGGCCGATGGACGAGGGCCGTAGCACCGTGCGGGATGCCGACCTTGCCGCCTAGACTCGCGGACGCCAGCGCCAGCCGAGACCGGAGGAGTCCATGACTTCACCTACTGCCGTGGACATGACCCCATACTCGACTGTGGTGCCGCTGCTGCCGGCGAACCTCGCCCCGTACCTGAGCCTGGTCGAGCAGCAAAGGGTTGCATCGTATGGCGTTTACCAGAGCATCTACTGGAACGTGCCCAACGCCTTCAAGCTGGTCCAGCGCGGCTCGCAGAGCAACCCCATCTATGTCCCGGTGGCCCGCACCCTCATCGACACGGTGGACCGGTACGTCGGCGCGAACTTCAGCTGGACCGTGGACGCGCTCACCGCTCCTGACACCGAGATCGCTGTAGCTACAGAAGCTTTCCGCTCGCTGTTCGTGCGTGAGCGGTTCCCGAGCAAGTACGACGCCAACAAGCTGTTCGGACTCATCAACGGCGACTGGTGCTGGCACATCCTCGCTGACGGAGACAAGCCAGAGGGGACGCGCATCACGATCAGGTCCATCGATCCCGGTATGGTCTTCAAGATCACTGCGCCGGACGATGTCGACAAGCTGCTGGGGTATGACCTCATCGAGCAGTTCCAGGACGGCGACAAGACGCGGCTCAAGATCCAGCGCTACACCAAGGGTCTCGATCCAATCAACAAGCCAGATCCCAAGGACACGCTCATCTATACCTCCTTGCAGATATGGGATATTGATGAGTACACCAAGGGAAGCGCTGGCAAGCCAGTCCGACTCGACTCGCCCCTGGCTCCGCTCCCACCGCAGATCACTGCACTGCCTGTGTATCACATCCCGAACTTTGAGACGCCTGGAGATCCCTGGGGCTCCAGCGAGTTGCGCGGGTACGAGGGTGTGCTGGCGGCCGTCAACCAGGCGATCTCCGACGAGGACCTGGCGCTCGCACTGGAGGGCCTGGGGATCTATGCAACGGACTCAGGCGCTCCCATCGACGCCGTCACCAAGCAGCCGACCAACTGGAAGCTCGGCCCCGGTCGTGTTGTTGAGAAGGGCGTGGGCACCTCGTTCGAACGCGTCAACGGCGTCGGCTCTGTCACGCCGTACATGGATCACCTGGCGTTCCTGGTCAACTCCCTCAAGGAGTCCTCGGGTGCGACTGACGCGGCGGCCGGCAAGGTGGACGTAACCGTTGCAGAGTCTGGGATCGCGCTCGTCATGCAGATCGGACCGATGCTGGCGAAGGCTCGCAAGAAAGACACGATCATCAGCGACGTTCACTCGCAGATGTTCCACGACCTCAAGGGATGGCTCCAGGCGTACGAGTCGATCAACATCCCGGTGGCCGAGGTCGTGCCTGTGTTCGGCGACAAGCTGCCCGTAAACAAGTCGGGTGAAGTCAAGGACATACTCAGCATCGTAGGGGTGATGCCGCAACTCGCCGTGATCGGCTGGGCGACTCGACAGCTACAGAAGCTCGGCTATGACTTCACGCCGGAAGAGATCACATTGCTGGCGCAGCAACAAGCAGCCGACGCTGCCGCGCAGGCAGAGGCGGATCGCGTCGGCACAGAGCTCAACGCAGCACCTCAGGAGGAGACACCGTGAGGCCAGTAGCGCTTCGCCTGCAGGCAAAGCAGGACCAGGGTGGTGACGTCGGCCTGACGTTCACCCTGGAGGACAAGGACGGCGAGGCGACCACGATCGCGCTTACCATGGCCGTCAAGTCTGAGGTCGGCTCCAAGTTCGCAGCTGGTGCCGTCTACTACATGTACCTGGAGCCGCGCGACACGACCGGCGACCTGGCGCCAGCGGGCGAAAAGCTGGCTGAGTAAACCACTGCAATGCAAGGAGGAGCGATGGCAGTAGCAGGAGCGCCCACGGGGCGCAAGGTGAGCGGAGCTTCGCGCTCAGCCGCCAAGGCGGGCGGACGACTCTCCGGTGCGATCGGGACGCGACGCACCAAGCTGCCGCTGAAGGGCGGCCACCCGTCCGGACCGCACGCCCATCTGGTAGCCGGTACCAAGAAAGGCGACAGCTGATGGACAAGTACACAGGACGCGACAACCCGCCGGACGGTGACGGCGTCATCCGCAACTACCTGACCGAGGACGACCAGCAGGTCAACCCCGCTGAAGTCCAGCAGGGCAAGTGGATCATCCTCAGCCAGGACCAGGAGAGCGGACGCGGCCTGCCACGGGTCAACTTCCGGGTGCGACCGAAGGGCTGAGCGATGCCGGTTCCGGCTGACCCGCGCGCAACACTGCTGCGGTACCTGCGAGTCCAGAGCGTTACGGATGCGGAGATCAAGGCGTTGTTGCGGCGGGCAGCTCGGGACCTGGCTGGCCAGATCGAGATACTTGCACCAGAGTCCTTTTCGGACTCCGTGCGGCTCGCGCAACTGCGGATCAGGCAGCGAGCTATCGCGGAGGCGCTGTGGCAAGGCACCGGGAGCGCGACCGGACGCGGGAAGCTGTCCGCGATCCAGTCTGCAACCAAGGGCGGCGACATCGAACTGCGCAAGCTACTCCGTCGCATCCCTCCGGTCGCCCGACAGGAGTTGCTAGATGGGGCCGCGCGGGCCGCTAGGGATGCGATAGAGCGTGCCGTTGGCCGGCTCGCGGGTAGGGCGGTGGTTTCGCTGTCCACGCGCGTCTACCGGAACCAGCAGCTGATGGCCGGCCAGGTGGATCGGCTCATCAACTCCGCCCTCGCGCGCGGGCTCGGCCCCAGGGAGATGGCGGCGGAGGCACGCAAGTTCATACTCCCCAACGTTCCGGGTGGGGTCTCCTACAGCGCTCTCAGGCTAGGCCGCACTGAAGTCAACAACTCGTTCCACGCGGCAACTGCTGCATACTATGAAGACAACCCGTTCGTGCCTGGTATGAAGTGGAACCTCTCCGGAAGCCACCCGCACAGCGACATCTGCGACGAGTACGCGGCGGAAAACCATGACCGGATGGGGTCCGGCGTGTTCCGGACCGACAACGTACCGCCTAAGCCGCACCCGCAGTGCTTCTGCTACGTGATCCCAGTGACTCCAGACGATGACGAGATCATTGCATCGTTTGAGGCTGGGCGCTATGGCGACTTCCTCGCGCGGCGGGGGCAAACGATCGCAGGATAACGCCATGGCGGGGTACGATCGCGCGGCATACGGCCCGACCGGCAACCAGGAGGACTAGATGGACGCGCTGAACCTGCTCCCGACCCACCCCGTCTGGGGAAAGGCGTTGGGGCTACGGAGGAACGGCGAGCCCATCTGGCCCTACAGGGGTGCCAGTGAGCCAGCAGGGGATCCCAGCGCACAGGGCGGCGCTGCGGACGACGGTACGACCGCACAGGGCGGCGGCACGGCCAGCGGAAGCACCACCGACCCAGCGTCTACTTCGGACGGACAGGGAGCCGAACCCGACGAGGACGCGACGGTCACCCGCGAGGACT